GTAGCTTTGGAAGGAATGAAGATGAGAAAGCTAGTAGTCTTATATCTGATCTCTCTGAGAAAGGGTTAGAGCCTGCACAACGTGAATGGGTCGAACCTTCCACCCTTCGCGCATTCGTCCGTGAACAATATGAATCTGGCAAGGAAATTCCTATGGATCTTCTTGGTGCTTATATTGGTCACAAAACAACAATTAAATCTGAATAGAGGTAATTAATAATGAATAAATCAGTAAAAACTAAAGAAAATGGTCTTGATCTTGCGGTGATCGCAGATGATGCCAAAAAAATGAGTGGCTTCGGTACGCTTAATCTAGCAAGGGATACAGCTATTCCTTATATTAGCATTTTGCAAACTTCAAGCCCACAGGTTAATCCATCTAAAGCGGAACATATTGAATCTGCTAAGGCGGGGCAACTATTTAATACAGTTACACAAGAAACCTTTGATACACTCGAAGTAATTCCTGTTTTCTACCACTTAAAATATGTAGAGTGGAAACCTAGAGAACAAGGTGGTGGGTTTATCAATTCTCATGATGCGGATAGTGGCATCATTGGGCAAACTAAACGTGATCCTATGACAAACAAAATGATTCTTCCTAATGGAAATCATATTGTTCAAACAGCTTATCATTATGTTTTAATGATAACTGATGGTGGTTACCAAAATGCTGTGATTAGCATGTCTTCAAGTCAGCTTAAAAAAAGCAGACGTTGGAACAGCTTAATGTTATCACAAAAAATTAAGGGTCCATCTGGGATGTTTACTCCTCCTACATATGCATTTACTTACAAATTATCATCTGTAAGTGAGTCTAATGATAGAGGAAGTTGGTTTGGATTTGCAGTTGAGAAAGGTTCTCAAGTAACTGATGCTTCCATTTATGGTGAGAGCAAAGCGTTTGCACAATCTGCATCAAGTGGTGCAGTGGATGCAAAACCTCAGGAACCAAAATTAATTCAATCCGATAATAAACCCGAAACCGAAAAAAACGAAGACGTACCATTTTAGGTAGTTTTCAGAAACTGGAGGTTTCGTGGAAGTTGAGAAATTTAAATCTATATTTGAGGGTTTAGATGTGGCTTATGGTCAGCACCAGCCGAATGGTTCGCGTGCTGACGGTAAGCAGCAAGGTAAATCTTACATTGTTAGACAGGAGGTAACAGATGAGCTCTGGCAAAAACATTTGGCGGGCGAGGGTCCGTCTCTTGGGATTATTCCTATTAGGGCTGATAATACTACTAAATGGGGATGCATTGATATTGATAGCTATCCTTTGGATCATTCTGCTTTATTCAGGAAAATCAGAAAATTAAATTTACCATTAGTATATTGTAAGTCAAAAAGTGGGGGTGCACACTTATTCTTATTTATGAAGAAAACAATTGCATCAAAATTAATTAGAAATAAATTAGTAGAAATAGCAGCATTGATTGGTCACTCTACATCAGAGATATTTCCAAAACAATCTAGTATATCATTAGAGAAGGGTGATCTTGGTAATTTTTTAAATTTACCATATTACAATGGTGATAAATCAGTGCGCTATGCATTAAAAGAAAATGGAACAAAGGCATCATTAGAAGAGTTTTTTAGCATATATGAAAAGAATGCTGTAGAAGAATTAGATAGTATTGGAGCAGAACAAGTAGAAATAATAAAAGATGGGCCACCATGCTTACAGGCTTTATGTAATCAAGGTTTTCCACCTGGTACACGTAATAATGGATTATTTAACATTGGTGTATACACAAAGAAATTTGACCCAGATAATTGGGAAAGATTATTAGAAGAATATAATCAAAAGTATATGCAACCACCACTAGATCATAAAGAGGTGGCGACAGTTGTAGCACAGCTAAATAAAAAAGGTTATCAATATAAATGCAAAGACCAACCCATTAACTCTTTTTGTAATGTTAATGTTTGCAAAACAAGAAAGCATGGCGTTGGTGCAGAGAATGTATCGCAACAGCTAGGTGCATTATCAAAATTAGAAACAGAACCACCAATATGGTTTTTAGAAATACCTACTGATGATAATGAAGATGATTTAAAGATACAATTAACAACAGAAGAATTACAAATACAAACAAAGTTTCAAAAGAGGGTTATGGAAGTATTAACCATGATGCCTCCTTTGATGAAAGCGTCCGATTGGCAACAACTGGTTAATGGCAAGATGCAGAGCGCACTACGCATTCCAGTGTCAAACGACGGATCTGTGTCCGGTCAATTTTTAGCTCACCTCCAGGAGTTCTGTACTGGCCGGGCACAAGCACAGATTAAAGAAGATATATTACTACGTAAGCCATGGACAGAAAATAGTATGACTTATTTTAGATTACAAGATCTACATGCCTATTTAATAAGAAATAAATTTACACACTATAGTAACACAGGACAGATTATTGCTGAGTTACGTAAAATAAATGGAGAACATAAATTCTGGAAACTTAAAAACAAGGGTGTCAACACATGGGGTGTACCATCTTTTGATGAACAAGATTCAGAGCACGAAGTTAGGAAACAAGATGCCACACCTTTCTAAATATAAATACGGAGATAAAAGAGAAGATGGGTACATTTGGGTTGGTATAAGGTATAACAGAAGAAAATCAGACGGAACTTATCCAGATGATTGGAGAAGTCCAGAAGCTTTTAAAGCAAAGATAGAGAATAACAGAAAGTGTAAAAAAATAGTGTACGATTTAATTTCAGACGAAGTAAATAATTATAAAATTAATAAAAGTTGTTTTCATTGTGGTTATAACAAAGAAGCTGTTGCCTTAGATTTTCACCATAAAAACAGAAAAGATAAAATTGTAAATGTTTCTTCTCATTGGAAAACGAGTTGGAAACAATTTGAGAAAATGAAAAAAGAAATTAAAAAATGTATAGTATTGTGTGCTAATTGTCACAGAATAGAAGAGAAAAGGATTAGAGATGCCAAACGTTAATATAATACTTGGTCCTCCAGGCACAGGTAAAACTGAGAACCTACTGAGGATAGTGGACCGGGAACTAAAGAATGGTACTCCACCAGATCGTATTGCATTTGTAAGTTTTACAACAAAAGCAACAAATGAAGCACGTGATAGAGCAAAGATAAAATTTAATTTGACAGACAAAGATTTTCCTTATTTCTGTACATTACATGCATTTGGTAAAAGACAAATGGGTTTTACTAAATCAGAGATTATGGATCAAAGAGACTATGCAGAATTTTCTGACAAGTATGGTGTAGATCTTAGAAGAGTTACATCTGATTGGGAAGATAATGGTGTTGTATCTACTGATAATAAATTTTTAAGAGATATAAATAAATCTAAAATGCAATGTCTTGAATTACAGGAATACTATAATGTATCTAATTTAGCATATGCTTGGAGTGAATTATTGTGGGCGTATCGTTCTTTTGAAGATTATAAACAAACACATAATAAATTTGATTTTACTGACATGTTAACACAATATGTAGAGTTTGGTCCTACACCGGCGCTAGATGTAGTAATTGTAGATGAGGCTCAGGATTTGACTAAATTGCAATGGAATATGTGTGAGAAAATATGGGCTAATTCTAAAAGAGTTTATATAAGTGGTGACGATGATCAAGCTATATTTAGATGGGCTGGTGCAGATATTGAGCATTTAATTAAAATGGAGGGTAATGTAAGTGTATTAAAACAATCTTACAGATGCCCAGTAGAGGTGCACAAGGTGGCACACGATATTGTTACAAGAATAAGTGAAAGAAGAGAAAAAGAATGGAATCCACGTGATGTAGAGGGTGAAGTTAGATTTCACGCTTATCCTGGTGGTGTTGATATGCGCAATGGTAATTGGCTTGCGTTAGCTACATGTAGTTATATGTTAGATGATATTGAAGAAGATTTACGATATCAAGGATTACCATACACTGTATATGGTAAGTCACCTATAAAACAAGATTTAATTAAAGCAGTTGATGCATGGAAAAGGTTAAACGAATTTGAAGATTTATCATATGGTGATGTTGCTGCAATTTATGCAAATTTAAAAAGTGGAATTGGAGTGCAAAGAGGATTTAAAGGTTTAAAAACATTGGAAGAAGGACAAGTATATAATATAGAGTCTTTAACAATGCATCATGGTTTAATGAACACAGGAGTTCCTTGGGATGTAGCTTTTACTACCATAGGAGAGAAAGATAAATCATATATAATGTCACTAGAAAAACATGGTGGGTTAGGTGTCGAGCCTAAAATAAATTTAAGTACAATACACATGGCTAAAGGTGGTGAATGTGATAACGTCATGTTAATGACAGATCTATCACGTGCTAATAGCGAAGAGATGGAAATAGATTCTGATGATACCAACAGAGTATTTTATGTAGGTGCAACTCGTGCAAAACAATCTCTACATATAATTAACCCCCAACAAGAAAGAGGATTTATAATATGAAAAAAGAAGAAATATTAGCGAAAGCTAAAGATATCATTTCTAATGATAGAAATGAATCACATGGAGATGCATTCAAGAATCATGCAGAAATTGCAGAGTTCTGGAATATATTTTTAGATAAAAAGCTGCAGCCAATGGCTAGTATTACAGCTGAAGATGTAGCAATTATGATGATATTATTAAAAATATCAAGACACACACAAGGTGAGAAGTTTAATTTGGATAACTTTATTGATATGGCAGGTTATTCAGCAATTGCAGGGGAGATAGGTAACAGTGGATCTTTTTAATCAAAACGAAGTAAAAGCAGAATGGCTACACCCCACGGAATTCCCTTCCATGAAAGGAAGGGACGTAGTGGCGATAGATTTAGAGACGTGTGATACAGATCTAAAGAAAATGGGTCCTGGTTGGCCTAGAAAAGTTGGGGATGTTATAGGTATTGCCATGTCAAGTGGTGATTTTACTGCATACTATCCAATTGCCCATGAAGGTGGGGGTAACATGGATAGAAGCATTATCATAGAGTACATTAAAGAGATATGTGAAGATGAATCCATACAAAAGGTGTTTCACAATGCGCAGTACGATATTGGGTGGCTGAGCGTGTTAAATATCGAAGTTAAAGGGTACATTCATGATACTATGATTGCTGCTGCATTATTAAATGAGAATAGATATTCATTTACTTTAAATAGCATGGTAGCAGAATATTTAGGTGAATTTAAAAATGAATCTTTGTTAAAAGCTAAAGCAGAGGAACTAGGAATAGATCCAAAAGCAGAGATGTATAAGTTACCTGCTGAATTTGTTGGGGAATATGCAGAAGCAGATGCTAGATTAACGTGGCGTTTGCATGAGAGATTGATATCAGAGATAGAGAAAGAGGATTTATTTAAAGTATATGATATGGAATGTAGACTTATTCGTGTAATATTTAACATGACAAAACGTGGTGTTAGGGTTGATATGGACAGGGCTATAGAGCTTAAAAGAAAATTAAATATTAAAGAAAAAAAATATCTTAAACGTATAAAAGATATCACTGGATCTGATGTACAGGTTTGGGCAGCACGGTCAGTGGCCCAGGCGTTTGATAATGTTAATCTAGAATATCCTCGCACAAAGTTAGGAGCTCCTAGTTTTACACAAACATTTTTAGATACACACGCTCATGAGCTTCCTCGTATGATTACAAAAGCACGTGTGCTAAACAAATTACAAGGAACATTTGTTGATGGTATACATAAATATATTAGTAAAGGAAGATTACACGCACATATAAATCAAATACGTGGTGATAGTGGTGGAACTGTGACTGGTAGATTTTCTATGTATGCTCCTAATTTACAACAGATGCCTATTAGAAATGAGTTTGGATCAGAACTTCGTAAAATATTCATACCAGAACAAAGCGAGTACTGGTTATCGGCTGATTACTCACAACAAGAACCTCGTATTCTTACACATTTTGCAGTGTTAAATAAGAACGAAGGGGCAACAGAAGTTCAAGAAGCTTTTGTAAAAGGTTTAGATTTTCACAAACAAACAGCAGAAATGGCTGGTATTGATCGTAAATTAGCTAAAACTATTGGTCTTGGTGTTATGTATGGCATGGGATACAAAAAGATGGCAGTTGACTTAGATATATCACCTATGGAAGCAAAGGAAATGCTCAAAGAGTTTAGATCAAAGGTTCCTTTTATGCAAGGTATGTTAGAAGCAGTTATGAACCGCGCAAATCAAGTG